GGGATCAGCCCAGCGACCTGGCCAAACACCCTTGGCAATCTGGAATCCGCCCGAGTCAGCAAGCATAATAGTATTGGGATCACGCTTGCGAACCATGTTCTCTTTGGGTACTTCCTTAGTACAATCAAGATTGGCATGACCTGCTGAATACAAACTCCATCGATAAGGAAACAATCCTTTTTGTGGATTGAGCCAATTCAGTTGTTCCATGTCAGTGATGCCTGCAGGCATCCTAGAAGCAGGCACTGAATTGGGATCACTGCGTTGCTTGCCGATATAGGTTCCATAGAAGCTAGATATAGCTGGAAGGAACACAGCATAGTTATTTTGCTTGGCTGTTAGATTGTCTTGGGTCATATAGTTAATTAGGCCAAAAATATTACAATAAATTTTTTAATTGCCCCAAACTGAGCAAAATTAGAACTAGTATGAAGTTGATATCGGTTCCACTGTAACACAGAACCTAGATGCCAATCAAAAATACAATCAAGTGGAATGTGAGTAATTTGCGATTTTGTTGACTCTTTGAAATGACCAAAATCATTCAGATCCAATCCGTTATCTTCGACAGTTAACCAACTTTTAGGTACAGGTACTCCCATCTCGGCGTATTCTTTATCAAAAACATCAAACAATATGGTTTTAAATTCTGGTCCTTCGACCATTGGAATTAATAGTGCTAGCTCGTGTGTTTGTTTGTTAGCAAACGACTGGTGGTTCTTCTGGAAAGCATAGTGATCAATATGTATTTGATACGGACTGCTACACTCTTTGTAACCACCGGTGGAAAACTCATGGTCTGGGCCAATCAACTTGTCTAACTTAGGTTTGATTATGCGATGTGGTGCGCTAACTTTAATATGATAATCTAAATTCTTATTAAGATTGAGCCCACCAGGATCGACTATGCTAACTGGTTGATCAGCTAGCCAAGTTTGTAGTTCTCGAATTTCATCTAACGAGAACACGTTTTTATAGACTTTGCCCAAACTAGGTTTTTGCATTATTTGCTTTGAGCTGGCAAGGTATAATCGTATTTGGTCAAGCCCGAGTCAACTGTGATTTGCATGGCACCATCATCGCTGATGCGCATTTTACGATCGCCTGCAAGATTCAAGATTGAAATAACTTGTGCTACTGGGAAGCTCCATGACTTTTTGAGTTTGCCAGTTACACCAGAATCAAACACAAACTCACCTGCATGTGTAGAGTGATCACCAAACGCAAATTTAAGTCCAGCGCCCTCGGCAATCACACGGAATGTGGGCATGTCCGAGTTTGCTTGTGCCTGCATCTTAAGACGTTGCACCGAAGCCACAGTGGGTTCAAATTCAATTTCCCAACGTGTGCCCAAGAACTTGGCTGTTTTTAATTTTTCAGCAACAACTTCTGCAGTCATAAAACGATAGTCGTTTTTAAAATCTCCTGCTGTGTTAGTAAAGTGCAATCCTACCGGAATATCTGCACCGTTTCGATTTTGTTTAGTAACACTGATCACAGCATTTTCTCTGTACTCTTGTAAGTTCAGCAAAATCTTGAGCTTGTCAAGATTTGGCATACCAAATAAACCTAGCAATTCTGGAACTGGTCCATGAATTTTACCTGCTACTACCACACTACGATCTTCGGCTAACCCGTCAATGGTGGTCTCTGTGTCACTTCCAGTAATCTTGACCGCATCAATGCAACCAAGATCATACGTGTGTGATACCAAATCTAATAGATAATCTCTCATTAAAACTCCTTGTAATTGTACTAGTATATAGACCGCGTTAAGATTTTGCAAATATTTTGGCCAATGACTGGCCGCCTCTCAAGCTGGTCAGCGTTCCTGGTTTTGCCAGTTCTAACCAAGTGGTTGCAGATGATAGTTCTATACTGTGTACCACTTGATATCCCATGCTGTTGGCAACATTGACAATCATTGACAATGGTGTGTAACAAGCAAAATTTCTTTCAGTTAATGCCACTCCCCCGGGCCTATCACAATCGTTAACAGTCATGGCCACAACACCACCAGGTTTGAGTTTGTTGAATATTTCACGTAAGAATTGTGTTATAACTTCCATGGGTCGAAAGTTAAAATAATTGTAAATTAAACAAAATGCAATTTGAGCATCGGGTATGGCTTCGAGTATGTTGCTGGATCTAGAATTGTCTATTACTATTTTTCGTAGTCTTGAAACATACTGTGGATTAAATCTTTTGTCTATGGGTTCTAACAATTCTTCACACTCGTCAACTACATACAAAGGATCCAGCGCCACCATGTTTTCAATCCAGGATTCACGTCCGGGTCTAATAATCATACCGGGATGATGCCAGTCTGCACGGGTAGCAATACGTGTGGTCAACTCAGAAATTTGATCAACTGACAGTCCTAGAGTTCGGTCTAACACATGCTTGGGTACATCGTGTGGTCGCATTTGCTCATCAAATAATTTAAAACTATTTGACAAGTATTCTGGTTGTGCAAGTAAAATTTGTGACTTGATGTTGTTTATTGTATGCGTTACTGTAGAATCATATTGATTAATTGTGTTTTGGATCAAATTATATTCTTGCGTTAACTGTGCAACTAAATTTTCTGGAGTCACACCGGCATTTTCTATTGTGTGTTTGACCCACTCTAGGCCTTGAGCAGTGTTGGTTCGTGCTGTGTAAGCATCAAACTTTTGAATCTCACTCAATACGGACAACAGGTAACTAAGTCTCATGAAAAATTAAATAGATTTTGAAACGTATTTTGTGTGTTTGTAGCGGACCCAAGATCCCAATCCAACACACCCAGCAAATTATCGACTTTGCCATCAATTACTGTGACTTCCATTTCAGCGTCGTCAAATGGCAATTCTTTAAACCATACGGGCAAATGCGACTCGTCAGTGGGATAAGCAATGCTGGTCCAGCCCATGGGATTTGCTTTAAGTTTGCACACAATAACTTTCATGCCATCGACAATTTGCAAACTGTAGTTGTCGCCGTTCATTCGTCGCATGGTATTCCAGTTCATACCAGCACGAACGTGCCCGGGCATGTTGGCTTTACCTTGTTGTTGTTCTTTTTTACCATACATGGTCAAGTTGTTCACACGTTTGGGACTACCTTTCTCCCAACCTGGTCGCTCGGTAAACTTGTATTTGAACTCTCGAATTCTCTCAACAATGCTGTCTCTGCCAACACCAGTTAGTACATCGTCGAGGATATCACTCAAAAACTCTTGGATTACTTTTGGTGTATCACTGCGTTTTAAATCCAAGCCCATGGCCTTGACTTTGCCAGGCTTGCCGTTGACATCAGTGCGCTTGCCTTCTTTGTCAATGATCATCACAGCATAACGCTTTTTAGTAATGAACAAACCTTTTGATGCAACGATTTCTCGACCACCTTTGATAACAGATCCCATCTCTCTTGGTATATGAAATGCCTGTTCCATAAACGCTGGGAAACCTTGATTAACTTGATCAGCAATTGAGTCATATAAGGCAATGGCAATTTCCTTTGACCACTCCATGCGACCTTCATCTACTTCTTTTTTAACTGCTGGCCAGGCTGAAAAGTAACAACTGTCTGTGTCGCCATAGATAATGGCTTCACCTGTGTGATCATACTTGCCAAAGATGCATTCGTTAACATGTGCATCCATGTGTCGAGCAATAGCACGACCTGTTAAGGTAGTTGACTGTCCAATACGTTTGTCAAAGAAACGGCACCCTGGATTAAGAATAGCACCATATAATGAGTTCAAGTTAATCTTCTTGACCAATTGGCGTTTGTCCCAATACTCTTCGTCTGCTTTGTTAGTACACTCTTTAAGTTTGGCCTGCATTTCTTTACGCTCTGCATACCAGCGTTTTAACAAGCCGGGAATCACAGCTTCGGTTTCGTATGTAAAAATTGTGCCATTGGCACTGAGAATCCAAGGTTGATTACTGTCAAATATCATGCGCCAAATCTCAGGTGCGCTATGTACAGTTTCTGAATCATCCTTCCAGTCAATAGTGATCTCTGTGCCACGTTGCTGTTCCATTACAGCAGTATATTCCAGGCTGCCAAACAATCCCTCCCAGGATGCCGCAAAGCTATTACCGCCAGCTATTTTGTCGGCAATGTATCTGTCGGTCATTACAGGACGTAGTTGTCCAATGATCGTTTCTGGTCCCATGTTAAGAGCACGGATCGCTGACGGGTAGAGCGAGTTAATGTCAATGGAACCAATATATTCGTGGATGCCTTTTTTGGGATAAGCAACATAGGCACCTGCGGCTTGCGTGTCTTCATCTGTAAGTCTTTCTTTACGGTTAGGAACTACCATTCCACGTTCGTGGGCTTCATTAATAATTGCTTGCTCTGTTACTGCAACAGCACCCATGGTGGTCTGTAACAGCACTGTGTTCTCATGTGCTAGTGTATTGGCCAAATCCAAGAAGCGCAACTTCTTGTCAATAGCAGCCAAGCCGTTGACGTCTTGTCGATTGTATTCGATAAACGTCTTGAAATCATTGTTGTACAATTGATCCAAGGTGCCTTCGTATGCTGTCTTTGATCCCAGGTCCTCATACTCAAGGATGGCATCTAGGCTATAGCTATGACGCTCTTCATATGTGTACTTGCGATACAACTGCATGTAGTCAAGGTGCACACGACCAATCAAGTCAAATGTTTGATTCTCTGAGCCAAATCGTTCAAACATTCGTTGTTTGGGCAATTGATTCCACAAACAAAATCTACGGGTGTCATCTTTGCTGAGTACTCGTGTGATACGATTAACAGTATAAGGGATATCGTAGCCCTCTGAGTTCCAACCGGTCAAGATGTCCGCATCTTCGATGAGATTTAAAAACGTATCTAGTAGATCAGCTTCTTTAGAAAATACAAATGTGTTGGGAAATTCTCCTGCAATTTCACGTGCAGTCTCGGGACTCATGTGACGTGGTGGCACTACCAATGTGACCAATTGATCTAGCCAGTCCATGTACACCGAAATTGCAGTGATAGCATTAAATGGATCATCAGGTCGACTGTAACCACGTTCAGGGTCAAAGTCGACTTCGATGTCAAAAAATGCTGTGTTCAGTCTTGGTCCGTCTTGTCCTTTGTAGTTTTCTGCCAGGCATCTAAAAACAGGATTGATGTCTGCTTCGTATAGTTTCTTGTGAGATTGTGCTCGCGTTTCTTTTCGAAACTCTTTGTTGTTCCTACTGGAAAATCTGCTGACAGGATTACCAAAAATGCTCTGGAACTTGCCCCTAGGGTCATCGTAATAAAAAATATAATTAGCAGGGTACTCTTGATAGTAACGTTCGCCATCCCGGCGACCCACAATATGAATGCGATCGTGTTCACGATCAAAAAGTGCGTCTACGTAACTCATTTAACTCCGTTTATGGCCGGTAAGCCGTGATTTATGCTCGTGACGTGAGCAGTTCGCTGTTGAGACAGATATTTATAAAGTTTTACCAACAGTTTCTAGAATGACTTCTAGAATTTCGTGATCTTGTTTTTCTCGACCAAATTCGGCCTTGTGTGCTAGTTTAACGGCTTTTTTAAGAATAGCTGGTTTGATTTCAAGTTCTTCGGCCACTGCTTTAATGGTATCATTGAGTCCACCTTGCAGTGTTTCAATTTCGTGCATGACTTGCATGCCTTCGTTGATGATTTGTGTGAGTTTGATCTTTTGCTCACCGTTAAAAGTTTTGTCCGACATAAAATCTCCTTGTGTTATAGTTTAACATATTTGTCACACATAATCAACTAGTTCTGGAAACACACTTATCATAGACTGGCCGCGATGATCATCATGAAGTTTTATCCAAGATAAAAATTTTTGAAACTCTTCATGATCATACTCGGTAGAACTACAGATCTTGATACAGGCATCAATACAATGTTCAGTTCGATCCCAGACCTTTCCAGACAATGATGTTTTCAAGTCTTGATAAATTTTTAGCAAGTTTGCTTTGATTGGACTAGGCAACAATTCTGGCCTTAACAACCTAGGATCATAAACTGTAGTTATAAACAAGTTTGTTTTGTTGTCTGCGGCCCAGCGTATTACGTCATGATAACGTAACAAAGCTAGATTACTCAATGCTGTGGTGACCACATGGCTGATGTTAGAATACTGAACAAGCTTTTGTAAATTTTGTTCAATCTCTTTCCAGTGACTGGGATAACGCAGATAATCATTAACTGGACCAATTCCATCTATGCTGGCTTTGATTATGATATGTTTGAAGTTACTAGAAAGAAACTCCAGCTGTTGATCTGTTACTGCGGTCATGTTGGTGTTCAAGTCAACAGAAATTTCTTTGGATCTACCATGGGTTGCTAGCTTTTTTAAAAAATCAAAAGTAATCATATCATAGAATGGTTCTCCGCCCAACAAGGTCACGTGTTTGAACTCTAGTTCTAAATATGCATCTAAATTGTTAGCCCTTGCTACCCTTAATGGATAATCAGACAACCCTAATTTTTTTAATTCTATATGCCTGACATAACTGGAAGAGTGACAAGGCAAGCATTTTAAATTACATATATTACTGGTACCAAGTGTGAGCTTTTGTAAATCAAAATAGTCAGGGTCATTGCGTTGTTTAATTTCTTTGGACAATTCAGGATAAAACATTTCGGCCATGAGCCTAAGACTAGTTCCATCCATTGCTTCGGCCTTAACACAGTGTTGGCACTGTTTTGGTGCCTGCCCCTGCAACAATTGTTGTTTGACCATGCGCATTTGCGGATCAGTTTTGTAATTGCTGGGATGTATCCTGGTAGTGGGACTAAAAACACAACAAGGCCTAGAAGTGGGATTGTCAATGGTTGAACCTATGTGAAGTTCAGTAAATGGTAAATTGCAAAAAAATGTCATGTTATTAGTGCTCACTTTGTACTTCAAGGTAGCGAATCTCTAGCACAGGCAGCAGCCGCCTACACCACGGTAACAAGTACCGGTCCTAAGGTGTGTTCTTTAGTGTATGGTAAATTTCAATTTGGTCAAGCATTTCTTTTAATACAGGATCAGTTTGTGCGGTACGATGAATATTGCCCCACAATTTGCCGTGTTGCATTTCTTGCTGTAGATTTTTGTGTGCATCACTAGACCAATGCAATTCTCGGTCAATTTTTCCCGACTCTCTTTGATAAACAGTTTCTCCGCCATCGGGCGATTCGTAAATGTATGCTGTCATGCAGTTACTTACCTGCGACTCTCAAGGCAGCGCCTTTATTAAAGCTAGGCGACCACGAAGCGGCTTGCACATTGCCTTTTCTTTTTGACCAGTCGTATCCAGCTCTATGACCAGAGCAGTCTTTGGTACATTGGCTGCCCAAAAAACTTAGCTCATCCAGTTGTTCAGATCCTTTGACACCAATTACCATGCTACGAGTGTACTCAGTTTCAGGATCTTCAAGATCCATGGTGCCACGGTACATCACATTTTCCAAAGGATACAAGTCTAACAAATCATCAGGTGATGCAACACCTTTGTTTTTAACTTGGTCACGACCTTGCAATACTACCAAAGTGTCCAGAGGAATATTATTAAACCACTGATGGCCACGAATGTCATTAGTGCCAGTATTGATTACTATGCCAGGACCTTGCAACTGTCTATAGTCTATATTATTGGCATCAGCAGCCATGTATTCAACATCATCAATGCCCATGGCTTGTTGTATTTTTTGACCTGTTGCCAACCAGTCTTTGTTTTGTTCCACATCTACAATGTGTTGAATTGGTGTAGAAGTTTTGCGCAAAATTGTACTCAAGTTACTGTACCATGAACCTAGTACATAGGCCACAGGTACCGAATCAATATTCTGTTTGTTTAAAATGTTGTTGAGTTCCTGAGCCAGCCAAAGTTTAGAAAACACCAGGTCGGGTGTGTAACTGCCCGATAATGTATAGCCACTGCTTTCTTTAACTAGCTCTCGAGCTCTCATGTGATAGGGCCGCCCTCGACCCAGGCATCGCAGGTGCGTTTAGAAGCACATTTGAATTTGAGAAACTTGCAGTAGCCCAACTCGCCTGCATCTATAGTAGCACTTGAATCGCTTCCAGGTTCGCTGCCGATACCACGAGCAATACAGTCCTGCATGTTGTCTGTCATATCAAATGCCGCACAATTGCCGCATCGACTGGACTTGACTGACTCAATGTCACTAGTGTTCCATTTGTCGGCTAGTTCTGCCCAGTATTCTTCATTGGGTTCGTTGGGATTCAACGGACCGTAATGGTATTCATCAATGGCTTTCTGACGATTTTTAAGATTGAGTTCAATGCTTTGTGTAGCAGGAGGACAACCTTTTTCCATTGCCTCCATGATGTTGATAAGATCACGCATGATTAATTGCTTTCAATTGCTTCGGAGAGCATAGTTCTGGCTTGACGAAAATTGGCTGCTTGAAATATAAATTCTTTCCACACACCGCTTTTGCAAAGAGCATTAAATTTGTAAGTGTTCATTTATTGACCTTTTGTGATTGTTGAGCAACAGGTACATTCTTGTACACACGTTTTACAGGATCCCAAACTGTTTTCATGGGACCAGAGGCTGCTAGCTTTTTCAAACGATCTACCATGGCATCAAACTCTTCTGGGTCGTGGCGGCCACCAATTTTTTCACCTTGCTCATTGGTTTTATTTTTAGCACAACTACCCGGTTCGCCTTCTTTGGTACCGGCGACTCTATGATGGCCAGGCCAGCATTTTAATTCATCCAGTTGGTCTGATGCTTTTACTTGTTTACCTTGCACAGCAGTTGTTTTGTTGGGCTCGGCTGCAAGACTTATCTTTGCGCCGGGCATAAACTTGTTTATTGATTTCAGCGTGAGTGGTCCTAATATTCCGTCAACATCAAGATTTGCTCCGAACTTGGTATTCAGCATCTTTTGTATTCTACGTGTTGCTTCTTTTTTATCAGAGCCTTCCGCTACAACTTGAAATTCATGTGATCTCATGTTCGTTCTTCTACATAGTCTGCTGACTGACTGGCCAATTGTTGTCTGCGACTGCGAAACATTTCACATGCCATGTTGGCTTCGTCAAGACTCTTGAATGTTGATTTCATGGGACGGTTACGCACGGTTATGCGAAAACCATCATCTTCGTTGCCGTGTATTTTGATTTCATGACCATCATCGGTTGTGATAGTTTTGACTGCAGGGCCAACCACGTCGTGACCTTGTGCTACTTTGTCAATCAAGTCAGGATCTTTTTTCACAGCATTGGCTATGCTTTGAAAGTAGTCACCTAGACTTTTGCGATCTTTAGTTACAACATCTTCTGTAGCATGCTCTTGACTTTCGCCACCTACAAAATAACCTTTAAAGGGGTTGGCAGGATCTTTTTTGCTGCCCAGTACTGGTGAGATGTTCTTGGGTTTAAACAGCGCAGGCAATTGAGGCACAGACTTTTGATTGGCATCTTGCCCCTCGGCAATGCTATCAAATCGTTTTAGGATTGAATAAATGTCGTTGCTCATGCTCGGTCGTCTTTCAAGAAACTTCTCAACATCCAACCATGCTTGGCCTGTGCATCTAGGCGTTCAGCAATGAAGTTGGCAATACCTTGTTTGTTTTCTTGTTCAGCACTGGCAAATGTTTGATTCAACAAATTAATCACAGCACTATTGTCAGCAAGTAATTCTTCAAACATCAATCGAGCACGTGGAACTTTCATTTGCCCCTGTATGATAGACAGTTCTTGAAAACGTTCAAAACTGCCTGGGCTGTATTCTTGTAAAGTGCGAATGTATTCTGCAATCTTATCAACTGCACTATACACTTCTTCATAAAAATTGGCAAAGTAGTCGTGATATTGGGCAAAGTCAGGACCTTCCACATTCCAGTGAAAATACTGTGCTTTGATACTCAAAGCATATTGTGTGGCTAGTAATACTTTTAAATCATCTGCGAGCATGAGGTTTCTTTCGTTGGGCTACAGGAGCACTATTAGCATATTTAGCCGGTTTTGTATTTTGTGGTCTAGTAATTACTTCACCCATGGGCTGAGCAAAAACTGCTACATTACCTGCACAGCTGGCACCTGCCGACGCATCTTCTCGTATGAATTCGCTTGCTCTCATGGTTGTACCATAATTCTATATCTTTTTTTCCACCATGCTGGCCCGTGGTTTATTCTATTGTTACTCACAGTAAATTGTGCCACGTGAGGATCCACAGGCTCAACTGTTACAGTATATTTGCCTGGAGGAACTTGCATTTGTAGGATTTCCTCAAGATAAAAATGTTTTTCCCAACGCCATTGGCGTTCGGCAAACATTTCATCATTTACGTAGATGCGATAAACAGGTGGGGAGCCTTGCCACTCACAAGATAAATCAAATACCGCATAAACAAAATAGGTTTCCACCTAATATTTAGTGTGCTTTGATTTCGCGTGGTTGTCCCACGATTACGTTACGATTGTTGTATTGAGCACGTACGATACTACGTGCTTGGTTGGCTGTGCGAGCTTGTACTGTAGTGTCGAACTGTTGGGTGTACCCTTGCTGTTTTAATTGCAAACGTACACCAAAGGTTTTTAGTCCTGTATCAGCTGAAATAAAGTCTTGTGCTCGCATCCAGTATTTAGTAGCGATACGTTTCGGACTTGAATGGGCCTGCAACAGTGACACCAATATACTGAGCTTGATTTTTGGTCAAGATTGTAAGTTGCGCTCCAAGTTGCCCAAGATGTAATTGTGCAACTTTTTCATCTAGATGCTTGGGCAACAGATACAACTGTCCTGCTTGATACTTGTCTGTGTTGTTGAACATTTCAATTTGAGCCAACACTTGATTGGTAAAGCTGTTGGACATAACAAAGCTAGGATGGCCTGTACCGCAACCCAAGTTCACTAGTCTACCTTTGGCCAGCACAATGATCTTACGACCGTTGATCAAGGTCACATGATCCACCAAGGGCTTGATTTCGTTCCACTTGGCATCCTGAATTCCAGCAATATCAATTTCGCTGTCAAAATGTCCAATGTTACAAACAATGGCATTTTCTTTCATGCACAACATATGCTCACGTGTGATAACACCAATGTTGCCTGTGGCAGTGACAAAAATGTCAGCTTTGTCCTTGGCATAGTCCATGGTGACCACACGATAACCTTCCATGGCAGCTTGTAGGGCACAGATGGGATCTACTTCTGTTACCCACACTTGTGCACTAAGTGCTCGCAGGGCCTGTGCTGATCCTTTGCCCACGTCTCCGTAGCCGGCTACTACAGCAACCTTGCCGGCAATCATAACGTCAGTAGCACGTTTGATAGCATCAACTAAGCTTTCTCTGCAGCCATACAAGTTGTCAAATTTGGTTTTGGTTACTGAATCGTTGACATTGATAGCAGGCATCCGTAGCGTACCGGCTTGGATGCGTTCCAATAACTTGTGAATGCCTGTTGTGGTTTCTTCTGTAACACCTTTGATACCAGGAATAAGATCAGGATGACGATCGTGAATATAGCCTGTTAGGTCGTGTCCATCATCTAGGATCATGTTGGGTGTCCACCCATCTGGGCCACGTACTGTTTGTTCAATGCACCACCAGTATTCTGCTTCTGTTTCGCCCTTCCAGGCAAACACAGGAATGCCTAGGTCAGCAACGGCAGCAGCTGCTTGATCTTGTGTGGAGAAAATATTGCACGAGCTCCAGCGTACACTTGCACCTAGTGCAACCAACACCTTGATCAACACAGCAGTTTGGATTGTCATGTGCAAACTGCCCACAATACGTGCACCTTTGAGCGGTTGTGTGTTCTGGTACTCCTTTAACACAGCTCGCAAGCCTGGCATTTCATGTTCGGCAATCTCAATTTCTTTGTGACCCCAAGCGGCCAAGGCAATGTCTGCAATTTTATAATCCATGGATATCCTTAAAAAGTAGTGTAGTAATTAGTGATTATACTAGCCGCAGTTATTTTTTGCGACCAGCTTTCATGTTGGCACACCAGTGTGCCATGCGTTGTCTTTCGCCAGAACTGTTGGCAGCAATACTACGTAGTTTGGTCACGCTTTGTTTACAGTTCACACCTGAGCGTTTGGCTAGGCCTTTGCGTCCGGGCTTTTTGCCATCTGCAAAGTTTTCGCCGACAAACTCTTGTGCTCTCATG